CAGAATAGCCTAACAACAAACAAGTGATAGCAAGATCAGCCACACTCTTTTGTTCCATGAGCTTCTTTGTAGTGATTACTTTTTTTGACAGTGCCGAACACGCCTTCTAGAACTAGCTTGTGAGTCTTTGTTCCGTCTAGAGTACCAGTAGTACCTATTCGATACGGAGCATTCACGCATTTATCTAGAATAGTAGTGAGAGATTTTGCTTTAAAGTTGTGAGCCTCATCACCATATACAACATCAAACTGCTCGAACCACGACTTAGGAAACTTGTAGATAGATTGCCAAGTAGATATCGTTATAGGATATTCGTTTGACTTCTCTTTACCTCCGTAGATTCTATGACAGTTCTCAACTGCCTTCCAGGTATCTGCTGTTGCGTAGTCTTGGAAGTCCCCATACATTTGCTCAACGAGAGAGGTTGTTGGCACAACGATGAGCTGTTTGCGGCCCAAATGCTGATGATAACGCATAAGGCTATAGATAATGAGAGACTTGCCAGATGCAGTGGGGGAAAGTAAGAGTGACCTACCTTCGTTGATAGTATGTCTGACAGCCTCGATTTGGTAGTCTCGGATTTCAATGTCTTTATCTCCGCTTTGTAGTTTTAGTTTTTTAACAAAATTTTCAACGTACTGCGTTGAGACTGGATCACCTATATCCTTTATATCTACTTCTAGCTTGTACTCTAATGTGTCTGCGAACTCTTTTAGATAAGGCAAAAGACCTACATAAAGTTCTTGCCGATACATATTGTATAGCCTAGCCTTGCCGTCCCACATACGAGAACGATAAGAAGGCATAAACTTTGCGCCAGGCACATCAAATGTAAAGAAATCACATATCTCTTGGCCAGTGCCAGGATCTGTATCGATTTTTAGATATGCTTCATTTCTTTTAGTAACTCTTATCACTACATCAATCCATTGGTAAACTTGGTCCATTCCACAGCATTTTTGATGTCCCAAGTTCTACTGTTCAAAGACTTCATTATAAACTCGCACTGATATAGACATGCTTTGATGTATTCAATCTTATCTACAATTTTTATAATGTCTGAATCACTGTCGAGATATTCTTGCATCTCGTTTTTAAGAGGCTGAGGGCCTAAGTATTGTTCCCAACCTAAATTTTCTAATTCTTGCTGAGACAACTCGCCTCGAAAGTAGCGCCATTTAATACGGCGCAAAGAATACATCTGAGATTCATATTTTCTCAGTTGTAATTTGAAAGTAGTAAGATAGTTTAGATACTTCGCATGAAGCTCTGGGGTTTTTGTAGACTCACTACCAAGATTCAATTCATCTATCTTGCAGTCAGCTTTCCACTGATCCTGCAATTCGTTCAACGTAATCATAATGTAACCTCATAATATATACTCTATTTATAGCGTCTCAATTTTGTATTGCCTGTATCTAAATGCAGCTACGCCTTGAAAGTAATCAGTATTGCCCGAAGATAATTCAAACTCAAGACCGCCAAGAGATACAGGAAACGCATCCTGAAATACGATTTTTATTTGCGGATTGTTGTTAGAGTCAAGAATGAATAGAGACGCATCACTATAGTTTCCTAATGCCTGTTGCTTATCAGGACGTATATCAGGAAAACGATACGACTGGCTTTTTGAGAAGTCAGTGTATTGCTTGTGCGATTCTGGAAAGCCAAGACCAATAAGCCACTCGTACAACTCATTGTAGTTGGCCATATTCTCTTGTATAATGAAACGAATCATAAGTTCACCGTAAGCAAGTTTGTCACCCGCCTCGTAATAATCAACGAGAGGTGTTGCGACTTGCGGTGATCCCAATGAAACGTCTGGAATATTTGCAGACTGGCAGAAGAATGAGACGTTGGGTAGATTGTGAACTAAAAACTTAAAGCCATTAGGCTTGAGATAGTCTAGTTCGCCAGGATTACCAGCGTCCCATGTTGCTTCTTGCACATTTGCTAATATATCAACCATAGTAATACCCTTAAATATAGATACTACTATTTATAACGATTTAAATTACTGCGATTGCAGCCATAACGACAGGTGAAGTTACTACTAATGCCAATGCAAAAGTAACAATAGCTTCTAGTTTGGCAGTCTTTGCGCCGATTCTCATTTTTAGTTCCTTGCCTTGTGAGCATGTCAGATTGTGTGTATTACCGTAACATTGAATTTGTTACACCAATACTTATAACAACCTGACACGCCACTGACAAGAATTTTGACAATATATTGTTAGTTTATTCTACATTTTTCCAAGTAAATGCACCGAAGAACATTTCATCTTCGCTCATCTGACCCCACGGTACTTCTCTTGCTGGGTCTGGATTCATTGAGTTGTCTGCACTGTTATCAAATGCACCTTCAACAAACAACCGTGTTCCTGCAGGAATAAACTTAGGCTCTTTCCACGTATATGAAAGTTGCCAAGCATAGTCATACTTAGGAATGTCGATTAGTTCTTCTTCTGTACCATCAGCATAGATTGCCTTAGCTCGCATACTCTTGCCACGGAAGTGCATATGTGGTAAGAATGTATGTAGTCTAATGTCATTCTTCAGAGTAATCTCTGCTGTCTGTACAAAGTTAGGATCATAAGGTGGAATCGGTGTCCAGTTGTTAGGGAAGATACAAGCACA